TTGACACATCATCAAGCGTATTGAGGAAATTCCTTTGGCACAAATTTCAAAAGCCTTGGCAATCTCACGGAAAAGCGCGCAAACAAACAATCTTCCTTCGTCTCTGATAATTTGCCTGATGACATTAGTCCTTTTCTGATATGTTGAGCTTTGTACACATCTCCTATTGTAAAACCCGCGACACTTAACGCCGCCATATACAGATCTAAACATCTTCTTACTAAATCAGGGTGATCGTCATAATAACGATTCCCTTCCGAAGGAGTAACCTCCCCAGCCAAAACCGAGGCAGCAAAATCTATATATGATTTTGCCTTCTCCTTAGAGCATGCAACGATGCTTAGTCGCGCCAATCTTTGCTTTTCAAGATACGGAACGCGATCATCTTTTAAAATAACATCCAGCGCATCATTAAATTCTTTCAAAGCATTCCCGTATAGCTTTACCCTATGAAGAAAGTACGAGCCCACAACATTAATCGAAAATAATGAGCCGGCCAAAAATATAATATATAAAAACATCTTATTTCCTCCTATTTTTCTTTTTTCCTTCAGAAGAAATCAATGATTTCAACATATCGTTGAGCCTCTTCTGTTCGTTTTTTATTAATCTTTTTTGTTTTTCCCATCCGCTTATAATTTCTAGGGCCTTTTTCATTTGATAGGGGATATACAATGCCAAAATTCCAGCAAGCAGTTGATACCAAACGAGCCCACATACCAACCCGATTATGTATAACACGAAAAACATCGTGAGGAGAAAAATTTCTTTCCCTGCAACTTTTGCCAAGTTAGTTAAAACTTCTAAAATCTCTTTAATTTTATCCATGAATTGAATCGGGGGAAGACCCACGTTAACACCCCATTATATTAAGCTTTTACATCACGAAAATTTATAAGAATCATACAATTAAAAAACCAACCTCTGGAGTCAATGAGGCGATTTTAAAAAAAGGACTTGTACGTATAGCATAAACGTGGCATGATATTGGCATAGTCGGAAGTCGTGCGCCCAATCGGGCCGCGGCTTTTTTTGTTTTAAGCTTTCTCTCTCGAAAATATCATGCCGAACTTCGCCCCTACTCCAGACCCACGGATTAGGCGTGGTCGTATTGTATCTACACGGGGCGGCCTTTGTATCGTGCTAAAACGCCAGAAAGACCGCGTGGCACTCGTGCCGATCCGTAAAGGCCCAGAAAATACCCACCGTGCCGATGTCCACCCGTCTTGGATGGATGCGGCGATGCTCGGTCTCAAAACGTGTGACGTGATCCGATGCGCTCCGTTTACGCTGCCTCACACAGCGGTGTATTCTATCGGTTCAACAGTTCCCTCCACCCTCATGACCCGCGTTTGGGCCGCTGCCTGCAAGGAAGTGCGGACGCAGGCGCGGGAAGATGCCTATACCCAACGGAGAACATTATGAGCCAGCAGACGTTACACAACGCCCTCTCTGACGATGTTCTGCGTGCCATGCTGAACGAGATCGCAGATGGTTACACGCTTAACACCGTCTGCTCTGGACGCGATGGACGTCCAACAACCGGGGACTTTCTGCGCCTTATGAGTGACGGCGGGGAAAAGACTCGCTTCTTTGTTGAGGCTTTAGACATCTCATGCTGGGTGCTTGCTGATGAAATTCGCGCCCTTGAGGCAGAGACAGACCCTCTTCATGCGGCGGCCAATAAAGCACGGTTCGAAATGCTGCGCTTTGAGATCGAACGCCGTGAGAGTGTCAGTCACGCCATTATGACGGCGCTAGAGAATAAAAAATAAGTTTAAGTAAGTTGAGGAAATATCATGGCTTGGCCAAAGGGAAAACCGCGTCCTGTTGGTGCTGGTCGGAAAAAAGGTGTGCCCAATAAGGCGACCGCCGATATTCGTGCGCTCGCACAAGAACATGGCACAGACGCACTTGAGACGCTGTGTAGCATTGCCAGACATGGAGAGAGTGAAGCAGCACGCGTAGCAGCCGCCCGAGATATTTTAGACCGTGCTTACGGCAAACCAAAGCAAACCATTGACGCAAGCATGAACCGTAGCGTCACATCTATGACAGAAGAGGACTTAGCTGTATTAGCTGGGATAGATCATGGCGAGGACAAAGCGGAGTGAACTTGAGCGACTTGTAAGAGATAAAGCGCGAGCAGAACTCAAGGGTCGCCAACAAGCTCGTATTGATCCTCTCGCTTTTACGCAATACACAATGCCTGCTTATGAAGCAGGGTCTCATTTACAGCTTCTTTCTCACAAGCTTATGCAAGTTGAGCGTGGTGAGATCGACCGTCTCATGGTTTTCATGCCACCACGGCACGGGAAATCAGAGCTTTCCAGCACGCGCTTCCCTGCTTGGTATTTAGGGCGTCATCCGACACGCCAAATTATTACGGCTTCTTACTCGGCTGATCTGGCAGAGAACACATTCGGACGTAATGTTCGTAATCTCTTCCGCTCTCCTGAATTTTCAAATGTCTTTCCTAATATTTTGCTTTCCAATGACAGCAGCGCAAAGGGCCAATGGGCGACTAATAAAGGCGGGGTCTATGTCGCCGCTGGTGTTGACGGCGGCCTGACGGGCAAAGGTGCCCATCTTGCGATCATCGATGACCCCTTTAAGGATCGCAAAGAAGCTGAGTCCCAAGTCATTCGGGACAATGTGTGGGATTGGTATCGGTCTGTCCTTTACACCCGTCTGATGCCTAGCGGTGCTATCGTGCTCATTATGACGCGCTGGCACCCAGACGATTTGGCAGGTCGGCTTCTTAAAGCCCAAGACACCGGAGGCGACCATTGGGATGTTGTTGAGCTCCCAGCATTAGCTGATAGCCCTGATGATGCCCTAGGACGCTCAGAAGGCGAGGCGTTGTGGCCTGACCGCTATCCGTTGCCAGCGCTTAAACGTATTCGTGACACGGTTGGCCCGCGCGAATGGGCCGCTCTTTACCAGCAAAAACCGACAGAAGCTGAAGGAAATCTCTTTAAGCTGACGGCCTTGTCCTATCTGGATGCTGAACCCTCTGGCGTAATTGATCTTGTCAGACGTTGGGATTTGGCCGCTACGCGTGATACGGGTGGCAATGACCCTGACTGGACGGTTGGGGTTAAAATGGGGCGCTTGGACAGTCAGCATTATGTCATTCTTGACATTGTTCGTTTTCGTGGCGGCCCGCAAGATGTGCAACAAGCCATACTCAATACTGCCAGAGCGGATGGTTATGAGACGCGTATCGTCTTGCCAGAAGACCCCGGCCAAGCTGGGAAAGCGCAATCGGCTTACCTCACCGGTCTTCTCGTAGGGTATCACGTGCAATGCATTCGGGAAACGGGCGATAAAGCGACACGCGCGACCCCATTCGCCTCACAAGTAAATGTGGGCAATGTGTGTCTCGTAAAGTCCGCATGGAATGCCCCCTTTATTGAGGAGCTCCGCGCCTTCCCTGCTGCTACCCACGACGATCAAGTCGATGCCGCAGCCGGGGCTTTTACCGCCATTTGGACGCCCAATATGGGGCCATTAGCTCCTGATGATGCGGACAGTTTTTGGGCCGATGATGAGGGCGGGTATGAGGCGTTTTAAGAAGCGCCCTATAGGGGGCTTCTGTTTGTCATACCTCTGATCATCCGTGATGAACCGGTTTTCTTTCCATAGGTTTCTTTTATGCCTCCTTACGTCAATGGCCTTCCTATTCCGCCTATGCCGGATTTTGAACATTTAGCGCCTGACTTTCAAAAGAAGGTTTTTAGCTTTGCCCAGTCTCTTGCCGATGAGATGGTTCAAGAAGACCAAAGCACCGCCCCTTCAAGTGAGGAGCTTTTAAAGCCTTACCGCCCTGAAAAAGGGGTTATTGGCACCTACAGACGCGGCCCGCGTGCTGGGAAAATTGGCGATGAAGCGCCCCGCATAACGGTTTCCAACATGCCTCAAACGCCGATCGGAATGGGCGGTTTTGCACAAGGTGGAGAGTTTTTACATCAAGGCGTTGGTTTCCCCGGCTTCCCTGCCCTGTCAGCACTCGCGATGCGAGGGGATTATCAGAATATTCTCACCGCTAAAGTGGACGGTGTTCTGCGGTCATTTGGGGAATGGCAGCCTCATGACACACTTGATAGTAAGATTGATAAAAAACAGATTGATGAACTGAATGCCGCTCTAAAAGAGTTTAACGTTCTGTCTTTCCTGCGTGAACTCGTCAGTCACGAGACCATTTATGGGATGGGGTTCGGTCTTGTCACGATGCGTGGTGATGATGGCCCCGACGGGGAAACGGAAACCCCGCTCACTCTCACCCCCCACAAAATGGGCAAAGGAAACGTCAAGGGCTTCCGTGCCATTGACCCTACATGGATCAGTCCTGATGCGTATAACACACAGAGTGCGGCATCGCCTTGGTATTACAAACCACAGGCGTGGTGGGTTCAAGGAACCTCCTACCATGCCAGCCGGTGCATGACGCTGATCACACGCCCTGTGCCTGACATTTACAAGCCAGCTTACAATTTCTCTGGTGCTTCATTGCTGTTCATGGCCAAGCCCTATGTCGATAACTGGCTCAAGACGCGTGACAATGTGACCGCACTGCTTTCGACTATGCGGACAATGGCGCTTACAACCAATTTTGACCAAGTGCTGAGCGCAGAGGGGCGAATGCGTCTGAAGCAGCGTGCACGAGAGTTTAATGCAGCCCGGAATAATATGGGCCTGATGATGATTGGGAAGGATGAAACTCTTACTAACATCACCACGCCCCTTTCTGGGCTCGACCGTCTGCAAGCTCAAGCGTTAGAGCAGATTTGTAACATCACGCAAATGACGGTGATGGAGTTTACAGGCAATCAACCGACAGGGCTTAACGCCTCCAGCGACGGGGCTTTGCGGCTTTCTGATGACCGTAAAAAGTCCTATCGAACCCTCCATCTTGAGCCGATCATCCAGCGCATAAGCGATATTTTACAGTTCCATCTCTGGGGCAAGAGGCTGATTGAGCTGGGTGCCGTTAAATGGGAGTGGCATCCAATCAGCGAGCCTCCACCCCGTGAGAAAGCCGATATGGACTGGAAAGATGCTCGCGGGCTCGCTGACCTAGTCGATCTGGGCATTATGTCTGCCGAAGATGCGCGTCGCGCTCTTCTCCGTTCGGGGAACCGGCTTTCTTTAGGGATTGAAGAGGAAGACAGCCATGACCTTGGCGGTGAGGAAGAAAACCCCTAAAGGCACGCCCTTCCCGCGCCCTAATGTCGGCATTGCGGAGGCTTACAGGCGGTCTATGCACCGTGCCATTGCGCTCATGGGCCGTAATTATGTGCGTGAGATCAGGCAGCTCTATCAGCAGAACGGCCTTGGCCTCGTTGGCGATGAAGCCCCCCATCAACCCCGTGATGAACATGGGCGTTGGGTTTCACAAGGTGGCGCGTCTTTTGTGGAATTGCAAAAGACATATGCCGCCCTTCTAGATCGCTTGGAAGCAGAAGATAAACAACGTGGGCCTTATGGGGTTGCGGCATGGAATATGGGGCCAGGTGGGCACGACACCCGCCAAGAAGCCGAACTAAATCGCCCTGTTGTGCTGGGAGAAATCCCTCATCCTGACATTCCTCATGTGCGCATTCCTATTATCTTTAGCGAAGGGCGGCAAAAAACGACGCATCCTAGTGGGAAAGGCTGGGGCCGTCGGCATATTGAGTTTAGACATGGGCGTCAGATCAGAGAGCTGGGGTTTAAGCATGCGCTAGAATTCGCTCATTATATCGTGACACATCATACGCAAGATATAGAGAGCCCACGCCATCGCAGCCGCAATCTTGTTATCACGAAAGAATCAGTTGAGCATATGATAGAGGCGCTCCATCTAACGCCTGTAGGCGACCACTATCGCGTCACCACAGCCTATCCAACGGACGCGAAAATGGAAACTATACGGTAGCGGGCAGAGGTTTCCAAACTCCTCTTATGGGCAATACACGGCCTTATCCCAAAGGTTGAGTCAGCATACACCTAACAAACGGGCCGAGGTGAGAGATTACAGGATAATTCACCCGCTACGTCTTTAATCCTATCCCCCGATCTTCCCAATCGTCAAGCTTATTAAGCCCCCCCCTTGAGGGAACGAACGATGACACATTCACCGGATGATGATCGTGCGTATGAAGCGCCTTTCATGCCGCTTTATCCTGCGCATTATTTCCTTGATCAAGAGAAGGAACGCGCAACATCCCTTGCTGATAGCTCTGACAATCCTACCGTAACAGCGGCACGCCAAGTGCTGGAACGGCTGGCTGGGGAATGGCAACATATCTTTGACACGCAAAGCCAGGGGCTAGCGTCTGATTTTGTTGACGCTGTCGTTGGTCGTCAGTCGCATGATGTACGGCGTGTCTTGAGGCGCTATGCCCGCGTGGCTCGTTTGTCGCGGTATCATGAAGAGCTCGACGTACCGTCTTACCAGCCACCTTCAAGTCCTCTCCCTTCTCTTGGCCCATCGCCAACAGAGCAAGAGGAACAAGAAGCTCTCGACGCGTTGCAAGAACATACGGCCACGCAAGCGTTGCGCAATGTTGGGCGACGGCATGAGGAAGGATGGGTCGGATGGCGCAATAACCGGCCCGGCCCCTTACCCTCATTGCCCTCTGATCGCACCAGCGAGGGAAAAGAGCGTCTCAAAACGATCCAAGAAGCGGCTGTTGAGCAGAATGTCGCCCTTATTCGCTCTATCCCGCAGCAGTTTCACAATCGCGTGGTTCAGGACGTTTACAAGGCTCTCACCAATGGATGGCCCCTTGATGAGCTGGAACAGTCATTGCGCCATCATTATGGGGTCACACGTAAACGCGCAGCTTTTATTGCCCGCGATCAAAACCGCGCCATCACGGCCCGCCTTAATGTTGCTCAAGCTCTCGAAGCATGGGGGACAGATGTTGAAGCCTATTGGGGTCATGTCGCAGGGGGTGAAACCCACCCGCGCATGAGCCATGTGGCAGCCCATGGAACACGTTTCCGGTTGTCAGAAGGGTGTTGCATTGATGGCGAACACATTCGACCGGGTGAGAAAATGGGCTGTAAATGCTGGTTTTCCATACATATACCAGGATTTGATTAGATGCTTAGTAACATAGCCGACGCGGCTCCGAGTTCGCGCTGGAAAGATGCCATTAATGCCCTGCATGCTGGGAAATCTGTCATAACGAAAGCTGGGGTCGATGAGTATCTCGGCAAAGATTTGTCCGTTCCAGGGTTAGACCCCCACAAAATATATCGCATCTATCGGCCGCCTGACGTGATTAAAACGGCTCTGCCCGCGATGAGGGGCCTGCGTATTCTGGACGGTCATCATTTTGAAACGGCCGACAACCTCGCTCAGGATAAGCTGGTCGGCGCCACAGGCGACCAGCCTGAGATGCAAGGGGATGCTGCTCTTATCAACGTTACCATTTGGAACGGCCCAGCCATCCGCGACATTGAAACAAAAAAGAAAGAACAGCTTTCCCTTGGGTATGGGTCAAAGATCACAATGACCCCTGGAACAGCCCCCGACGGACGTCCCTATGACGGGAAAATGACTAAAATCATCCCTGAGCATGTCGCACTCGTAACCGTTGGGCGCGTCAATCATGAGGGGAATTCAGGCCCCCTTGCGAAAATTGCTGATACTGGAGACATGATGGACTTTCAAACTGCCATACACGTTCTCTGCCAGACCTGCCCTGATACACCCGCTGATGAAGTGCGTGCGAAGATTACAGAAGCCCTTGCAGAGTTGAACACTAAAGAGGCCAAGAACGGCCCCAATCCAACATCCAAAGAGAACAACACGACAAAGGATGAGGCCTCCGTCTCGTCCAAGTCCTCACCGAACGCTGTGAACGAGAAAACGCTCAATACCCTAGAGCGCTTATCAAACGTTCTCACCCAAATTTTCACGAAAAAGGACACCGCTATGGCGGATGAAGACGCTAAAAAGAAACATGCAGAAGAAGAGCGTATAGCACGGGATGTGTTGCGCCGTATGGGCGATAAAGACCCGACTAACGTTCGTGAATGCCTTGAGCATATGGGCCTAACGGACGCGGCTAAACGCGCTATGACGCAGGATGAAGCTCATGGCAAAACGGGGGATGCGCCCGGATATAAACATACGCAAAATGACCTATTTGGTGGGACATCCACGAATACCATTTCTGGTGGCGGTCATGGGCGCAGCGGTTGGCATCATGATGAAGGCACCAGTAAAGAGCAGGAGGAGAAGGAAGATGACAAAGAAAAGCGCATGAAAGCGGCGCGTCTCGAAGCAAAAGACCTGCTCGATAAAGACATGCACCCAGAGGCTGTGGCGCTTCACTTAGAGAAAAGCCGGAACCTCTCAAAAGAAGACGCGCAAGAGCTTGTGAAGCGAGCCCGCAGCATTCCCGCTTCTGAGAATAAGAAAACGGACAAAGACACATCCAAAACAAAAGATGAAGAAGAGCGGAAGCGTAAAGAAGAAATCCGCCGTGAAGCCGAGGAACAACGCAAAAAAGAGCGAGAAGAAGAGGGGAAAAGGCGCAAACAAGCGGACGAAGCGCGCGACGATGTGGAAAAAGAAACCGGACGACTGCACGGCTGTAAAACAGGCGATAGCGCGGCTGATCTCTACCGTGTTGGCCTTGCTAACCTTGGCTATCAAGGGGCGGATACTCTCCCAGAAGAGGCCTTACAAAGCACATTTCGATCCTTCGCCGCGCAACGCCAGCAGGGCTCCGCACATTTAGGAGACAGCGCTGAAAGCTCCCAAAGAACGGCAACTGTTCAGACCCTCGCTCGTGAGCTTCTCAGCTAAAGAAAGACACTTATCATGGCACAAAAAACAGTTTCACTGCTCCAGCCTATCGGCACGCCGGGGCAACGCGTGAACCTCAATCCGCTCAATGTCGTCACAGCCCCCAATGGCGGCTTTTGCGCAGGGAAAGCTGGCCTCGCTATAGGGGCTTTTGCATGGCAAAACCCCGCTGATCCAAGCGGTCGCTCTTTGCTCAATTCTGGCACGGGCAGCCCTCTCGGTTTCCTTCATAAGACACGGACGGGTGTGATCACGACATGGCTCGCCCGCTCAGTGGACGGGCTGCTCCCTGGGCAAGAAGCTACGCTTTATAATGGCGGGGATTTTTACGCTGTCGTTGGGGGAACGGCCCCCGTTACGGCCCAAAGCCGCGTTTATGTTGATCCGACCAATGGGGCTGTCTGTGCGAGCACAACAACCAATGCCGTGCCGACAAACTTCACCTTTACCGCCTCAGCTCAAGTGGGAGCCCTTGTCAGTATTTCCGGCTACGGCACAGTTGCTGTGCAACCCAATAACGCGGCCTTTCCTCCGCAGCCCAATGGAGCGCCGCAAAACACAGCCTCACAGCCCGCCATGACAGAAGCAGCCTCTTCTACCACGGCGCAGAATGATGCTTCAGATACCAAAGCCTCCTCCTCCACGTCTAAAAAGTCTTAAACCATGTCTCTTAATCCTAATCTTCAGAAAGTCTTTGAGAGCGGGCACGCGCTGGATGTGTTCGCTAAAACGGGCGTTCATTTTAACGCAACGCCTGTTGGGGCTCCTCAGAACGCGCCTATCCATCTTATCGGAGCACGCGCCAAAATTGGGGATGCAGCAACAACGGCGCCCCAACATTGCCTCCTGATGGCAGCCTCTCAACGGCTAACAACAATGGCTGGCTGCTCTCTGTCCTTCAATATGTCTCGCCCGAAACTGTCGATGTTATTTACGGCGCGATGAATGCTGGGCGTGCTTTTGGGGAACGCATTATTGGGTCGTCCACTGACCGTGTCATTACATGGGCCAATGCTGAACAGGTCAGCAGACGCGGTGCTTATGATGATTTTGCACCGCCCCCTCTTTCAGACGTCAACTATGATTACGATCAGAGAGAGACACGCCGTGAAATGACCGGTATTGTTTATGGCGATTTTGAGACGGACATGGCAGGACGTTCTCGCCTCAATCTCATCCAAGACAAGCGCAAGTCAGCCGCTCTCTCCATGGCTAAGTTCCTCAATGAGGCTGCTCTCTATGGCCTCTCAGGGCAATCAACCTATGGGTTCCTCACCGATCCAAATCTGCCCCCCGCCATCACGCCCGCTGTCTGGAAAGATGCCACCACGCCAGGAAGCGGTGGGAATATCGTGTTGTGGACAGACAAGAACGGCTATCAAAAATTCGAGGACGTGCGTCGTACTTACAATCAACTTCTCCAGCAATCGGGGAGCATGATTGATATTTCACAGTCGCGCAATCTGAAGAAGAAAATCTTGATCGGCACAAGCCTTCAGAACGATATTATTGGCACGACCAATGAATATCAATTTGACATGGCCAAGCAATATGACGCGCTCTTCGGTCAAGGCATGTGGGAGATTGTCGCCCTTCCAGAGCTTGATGACCCCGTGCGCGGCGCTACTCTTGCGATCATTATTGAAGAATATCAGGGCGTGAAGACCTGCTATTGCGGCCATCAGCTCAAATATCAAGAAGGCCGGATTGAAACCCACTCCACCCATTACAGTCAAAAGGTGTATGCCCAAACGGCGGGCTTCTTCGGGGTGCGTCCCTTCCTCATTGCTAAAATGACGGGCCTTACAGCGCCTACACAACCGTAAAGGAAACACTCATGGCCTTCGTTGTCAGCAAAGCCTTTCATGATGTCATCTTTGACATCTCTCCTCCCCTTGTTTTTGACCCACATTCCACACAGCCCCCACGAACTGATCATGGTCGCACACGCAAGATTATCATTCGTGGGACAAACATGACCGTTAAGCATGTCGTGAAAAATACGGACGGGAAGCGTCGCATTGGCATACGTGATCATGGGGAAGCCGCCCCTGATGCTGTCATGCTCACAGAGATCGCTGATCAAGACTGGGAGGCCCTTAAAACCCTCCATGCGGGCCATCCTCTATTGGTGAACGGTGTGATCCGCAGGGTGCAGAAAAAACGTGACGGTAAAAGCATTGGACGGGAATTGGAGGGGATGCGCACGCATGATCGCCGCCTGCCCAATGATCGCGAAAGCGCCTCTGAAGAAGCCCAAAAACGAGCGGAAGAGAACCGCGCCCCCAACACGAGCGACGCTGACACGATGGATATCTTAGAAGCGATGAGCAGGTTGCGGTGAATTTTCGCCGTGCTGAGCGCTTTGTGGATAATACACCCGCGTCCATCATCTCGGATATGGATGACCGTCAAGAGGTGCTCTATGACCTGACGGCCTTTTATCTCGTGCTGGTGCAAAATGCTGTGACAGCGACGCCAAGCGCGGAGGAAGGTCAGACAGGCGGCACCTTAGAGCCGGGAATGGTGGGCTCCCTTACCTCGGCTCATGAAGGGTCTGTCGGGGTGGGGATTCAGTCGCTCCAATCTGGGAACGCTAGCGGAACCGAAAAGTTCCTGATGCAGAACCAATTTGGCGCGATGGCATGGCAGATCATCCAGCGTTACCTTCACGGCCCGCTCTACGAAACCGTTGGGCTTGCTTGGGATGCGTACTTATGGCCGTAAAATCAGGCTTTGGGATGGATGTGAGTGGCCTTGAAAAGCTCAAGAAGCAACTCCAGCAGCTCAGAGAGCAATTCCCCAAAGAAGCGACCTTAACAGTGGGGTGGGATCAGAATTGCCGCTATCCAGATGGCAAATATGTGGCCCCTATCGCGCTCTTGCAGGAATATGGCGGCATTGTTCCAGCCCCACCTGATATGAAAGGCAAAAGCACGGTGCTCATTCCCGCACGTCCGTTCTTGCGCCCCTGCATGGCCCAGCATGAAGCGAAATGGGATTATATCTTGGCTCAAGGTGTGAAAGAAGCCATCACGGATAAAAGCCTGACGGGCGAGAAAATCCTCCTTCGCGTCGGCCTTACGATGAAAGCTGATCTGAAAGCCTCCATCAACGCTGTTAACTCTCCCGAGCTATCAACCTACACAATCCGCAAACGGCTCGAAAAGCGCTCTTATTCTGCCGATGCATTAAAGATGGGCATGCCTGCAAAACCGCTCCAAGATAGTGGCTATATGCTCTCCAGCATTGCGTATTTCTTACGCCCAGGCATACCGGGGAAGGATGGCTAAAGGACGCTGCTATGCGGCCCCCATTCAGGGAATGAAAGCCCACTTGCAGAAAGTTTGTCACGCGCTTTTTCGAGGTCATGACTGTTCTGTAAGTTAAGCCAAAACTCAGGGCTCGTCTCAAAACGCTTTGCCAGCAATAACGCCGTTTCCGCCGTCACAGAGCGTTCTCCCTTGAGAAGCTGAGAAATTCGGTTTGGCGCGACGCCAATGTCACGAGCAAGCTGGCGGCCGCTTATGGCCAGCGGTTCCAAGAATTCTTCCCGCAATACATCGCCTGGAGTGACATATCCTAGTGTTCTCATCGCGTGCCTCTTATTATTGAACGATATACCCAAATTGCGTATAAAAGACCTGTTGAGGCAATGAAGCCCAACATAAAAGGAGGTTGCTTATGAGCAAATCCCCTAAGCGTGATGAAATCATCTTTTGGCTTGTCGTCATTCAAACGCTCTGCACTGTTTCTGAAACAGCAAAGGACGTTGGGGTGTGGCTTGCCTCATGGATAAAATCTCATCACTAAGCGGTATGGGGGGAAGAAATTCCCCTCATATCCTTAACTCTTTTGCGGCAAAGGATGCAGCATGAACTGGTTTCTTGAACGGCCCAGCCGCCTGTGGTGGATGATTGGCCTTGTCGCCCTCCTCAGTTTTTTATACGGCCTGATAAAAGTTCTATCTACATAAGGAGACTCTCATGACACCGACACGTTTCCGTGAATGTCTTGATGTGTTCCATTGGTCACAGCGAGGCTTTGCCCGCATTATTGGGCGTGGTGAAGGCACTGTGAGGCAATGGGCACGTGGCGCTGTCAGTATTCCCTTTGACGTCGCTCAATGGCTTGAGTCATGTGCGTCTTTTATGGAGGCTCACAGACCACCAGAACGCCACCAACATGCCGATAAACAATAGCGTCTTTTCACACTAAGAATCTCAGCGAACCCTCCCCTCAACCGGGAGGGTTTTTTTATGTTCCATAGGCTCACTCATGAACCTCCGCTCTCTCGCAAATGCCGCGACGTCTCGCATTAGTCCTAATACCCCTGTGATATGGCGTCATAATATGGGCACGATCCAGAACATGGAGACGGGGGAACGCTCGTCGAATTGGCAAGAGACCCGCATTATTGGGCAAGTGCAAGCCCTCACCTCACATGACTTACGCCATATTGAAGGCCTCAATCAGCAAGCCTATAGCCGCGCCGTTTATCTCAACGGACAAGCAATGGGCGCACGACGGCTCGCTATGAAAGGCGGTGATCTCTTCATCATCGCGGGCCAAACATGGAAGATCATTTCCGTTCCCGAGAACTGGCCTCTCAATGGCTGGGGGAAGGTCATCGTGACCTTGCGACAGGCAGGAGAACAACATGCAGACTAGCACCAGTGGCACGCAGCAAGACGTGCAACGCGCTGTCTTCCGCTATCTCCGCTCCCTCATACCCGCAGATATTCCGGTGATTTTCGCTCAAGAAAACGATGTTGAGATACCCAAGCCGCCCTTTGTCGTGATTAATCCCGGCTTGTCTCATCGCATCGCCACCAATAGCCGCATTCGCTCTGTCGATGGGCATGTTACCGTAGAGCAAGCCACCCAAAGCACCGTGCAGGTTGATAGCTACGGTCAAGGTGGGGCCGACCGTATGGCTATTATCACCGCTCTTTGGCGCGACGAACACGCCTGCGACTGGTTCTGCCACAACTTCCCTGCCTTAACCCCGCTTTATGCGCAGCAACGCCAGCAAGTGCAATTCATCAATGAAGCACAGGATTACGAAGAGCGCTGGACGGTTGATCTTACTTTGCAAGCCAACCAGCGCGTTACCTACGCTGAAGACACCGCCCTTTATCCCGGCCCTATTTCCACGAAAGACCCTTTATGAGTATTCCACTCTCCGCCCTCGTCTCTGTGCACCCCTCTGTCGTCCAGACGGGAGCTGGGCAAAACAACCTCTACGGCCTCATGCTTTCACAGAGCCCTAACCTTCCCTTTGGCCGCACACTCTCTTTTAGCAATGCTGATGATGTCGGTACGTTATTGGGTAAGAATACGCTCGAATATCAGCAAGCCGCGCTCTATTTTGGCGCATATACAGGGGCCACAAACCGCCCTGCTGTGCTGACGATGGCTCATTTCCCATCAGACCTTACAACGCCCATCCAAGCCTCTCTTTGGGGAGGATCATTGGCAGGAATGACGCTCCATGCTCTTCAGCAGGTCAAGGGCACGCTGTCCTTGTCTGTCAACGGCGCGGTTCTGAACGTCCCGGTGGACTTGTCAGGCTGCCAGTCTTTCTCTGATGCCGCGCATACTCTGAGCACAGACCTTTTCCCTTCTGGCGGTGGAGCTGTTGCGTGGAATGTTGGGCTGTCGAATTTTGTTATCACCGCACCTTCTCAACCTTTGGAAGAAGGGGCGTCTTCACCACCGCTGAGCAGCATCACCCCAGCAGCCGGAACGGTTGCCGATGCGTTAGGGCTTTCCCCAGCCAAGGGCGGTGTGGTGACGCCTGCTTTGCCTCTTCCCTCTGTCGGCGCTGTCATGGATCTCATCCGGGCTTATAACCCGACATGGGCGAGCTTCTTCTGTGCGTTTGACCCTAAAGAACGCTACAAAGACTTCGCGGCTTGGGTCAACAGCCAGAACGACAGTTGCATGGGCATTCTCCATGACAGTGCACTCGACGGCATGACGGCCTCGGCGCTGAACCAAGCCATAACTGCCTATGACGCGGTCACCGCAGCCCATTATAGCGGCATTTTTGGCCTCAATAACGACCCGCTGACCCCGGCTTTTGTCTCTTCTATTTATGCGTCCGTCGATTTTACGCAAAAGAACGGCATGCTTCCCTTTGCGGGCCGCACCTCGTCTGGCCTCATCGCCACCGTAACCGACCGCGCTATTGCTGAAGCGTTAGAGGCTAAAGGCATCAATTATGTCGGGGATTATACCGGCCCTGATGATACCGATCTCACGCAGCTTCAAGCCGGTTTTGTCTCGGGTGACTTCGCTTGGGCTGATGCCTATATGGGACAGATTTGGTTTAACCGCCGCATGCAGCATCTGTTGTCTGTTCGTCTAAGGGCGCCGCAATCCATCCCTTACACACGCGCTGGCGATACCATGATTGAAGCGGTGCTGTTACCGGCCATTCAAGACGCCCTCAATTTCGGATTGATCACCCAAGGCGTTGTGCTCTCCGAAGATGAGCAGCTCACCCTAAGTTCTGAGTTTGGCGCTAATACGCTGCAAGCCTTGCAAACGGCGGGCTATGTCACGCTTGTGGCGATGGAAAAGGCAGACCCTGCCATACGTGGCAAACGCCAGACCGTCCCTGTCACCGTCCTTTACACGCAAGGCGGCTCTGTCCAGCGTCTTTCTCTTAATTCGATTGAGGTTCAGTAATGTCTCACTCCGTCACCTCAGCAAACAGCACACTCGTGCTAAATATTGGCGATTGGCGCGCCTCGTCTGGTCTTGCCAGCCTCAACACGGCCCTGGCTCCCATTGCGAGCGCTATCGCCGCTCCCATCGAAGTGGAACGCTTCTCTGCGGACATGATGTTCAACGTCAATGAGCAAGAAATGGTTGAAACCTTCAAGCCCATTGATGGCGGCCCGCTAGCCGTCGGCTGGATTGCCAGCGGTGAAACAGCCACGCTGGACTTGCAGCTTATGGCTGACTCTCCAACGGCCAAGATACTGACCGCTCTTGCCGCCGCTCAAAATCGCGGCCGAGAAACGCTGTTGATTAGCGCTACCCTGACCAATTTTGCGCAAGGCATGAAATACGTGCTCTCAGATGGCGCGTTTGTTCGCACAAAGCCCATGCCCGACCATGGCAAGACGCAGGCCCCGGTTAAATATGGCTTTGTCTTCTCGTCCTGCACGCCAATGCCGATTCTTTAAAAGAAAATCCCCTATCATGACACGACGCTCTCTTTTCTGGTCTCCCCGCTCTGGGCGGGATAAAGGCCGTATGTTCAAAATTACCGAGATGGATGCCTTCAGCTGCGAAGAATGGGCGCGCGAAGCCCTTGGCTTGGTCGCTCGCTCTATCTCTGGCCCTGACTCTCCCCTGCTTTCAATGATGGCCTCTGCCTTACGAGAGAGCTTCTTGGACGAGGAGCCGGAGCCTGTGCAGGTTCCCAAAGAAAGCACTTCCAAGCGCACCGCTGAGGTCGTAGAGAACGTCAAGCGTGAACGGGCGGAAGAAGCCAAGCTCAAGACCATCGACAAACGCGAAGACTCTCCTATGAACCTCGCGGCCTTGTTGGGCTTGCGTATCTTTCTTCAGCTCTCCCCCAGCGAGCAGAATGCCGCTCTAGCGCCCTTGATGGCCTGTTGTGAGCTAAAGGATGAGGACGGCCAATGGCATCCTGTCTATGAAGATGGCCGTGTCTCTGACTATGCCCGCGCCACGTTAATGGATGCTCGCACCATTACCCAGCTCCGTGCTAAAGCCTTTGGACTGCATGCGGATTTTTTTACACCCGCCGCCCGGTCGATTGCCGAGCGGATGGTACTAGCCGCCCACATGACTGGGCAGGAACCCGCAACGTCCCCCGCACCATCAGCGCGTGCATAACCGCCAAGCTCGCCACACTTGCCGAACTCCAGACGGTTTATGGCGTAAAAGACCTCTATGACATGCTGGAAATCGCCAGCGTGCAAGCTGAAAATGAGCGCCGCGCTTACAAAGCAGCACAAAAGCAAACACGGTAATGAAGGTAGCCTTAAGAACCTTTGCGTTCCATCAAATAGAGGACATAAGACGTGACGACCTCCGAAAATAATAAGCCCAGTGAGCTTCAGCTTTGGCTCATTGAAACACAATATGCCTCTGCTGAAGAGGCCTATAAGGAAGTGATGTCTGCCCATGAACGGCTTAAAGGACGCTTAAGCTCGGTTCTTACCCTCACCATCACTTTATGCACAGCTTTTTATACGGCTGCATTTTCTGGCACGCATCATGCGCGCGCTTGCCTCTTGATTGGCATCGGCTATACGGTTGTCGCGTGTTTTTGTATTGCCGGTCTCTATCCCACTTCCCTTAGAACAAAGGCTGTTAATGCGGAGGCTTTCAACGCGGTTATGAAGGTCAACCCAATGCCATTAACCAAACAAGACCATATCAGACGTTTCACGCAATTTATTGAAGCAACCGTATCTTTCAATGCGAGAAAGCTTTGTAAAGACAGGCTATTGCTTCAAACCACATGGGTCTTACTCGTTCTTATTCCCCCCATTGCGAGTATCATAGCTTGGGGTTCTTAATTCTTCGGGCATACTATCCATCGCCATAGCTTTAATAATACGAGGCTTTGGATTGTTGCGTGGATCAACTGTCCCCGCTTCCAAGAGGGAATCTGCTAAAGCTTGCACGTTTTCTGAAGGCGCGTTCTTTTCATCGCTCATCGAATAATCCTTTCACAGAAAAGCAGAGCGTACCCCTCATTCAGAGTCAACAACCCCACAAAACCGCCATTATGCCGCCCTCAACCGGGCGGCTTTTTATACTCCTCCCCCCCTTCACTGTGAGAATATTATGCCGGAAGAGACAAGCATTGCCGGCCTGAGCATTGGCCTTGACCCCTCGCTATTTCTAGGCGGATCGGCTGAAGTTCAGGATGAGATCGAGAAGCTCCTTGCGTCGTTTATTCATGCCTCGCGTGAAGGGGACAAGACGGTAGAAGCGCTCGCTAAGTCCCTCTCGGCCTCGCCTAAAGAGGTCGCGAAAGCCTTGCGTGAGATGGACAAGCAAGATGCCCAAGCCAATAGAGCGGCACAAAGGCAGCAAGCCCTGGCCCAGAAGCAAGCTCAAGCGCGGCATCGTGAAGAGATGCGGATGATTAAAGAGCGTGGGGTCGCCCTTAGCAATTTGCGTGATAGCCTCCTGTCGATTGCTTCCATTACTATTGGCGGGGCAGGCCTTGCAGGAGCTTATAATGCCGTTAAGAGCACGGCTCAGGAAGGGGTGGATGAAAGCACCTTTGCAACAAGAACGGGCACAAACTACCGTCAAAATGTCGCTGAAGAAGAAGGCGCTTCAATCTCTGGCATGGCCACGAAAGAGGAAGCCCGTAGCTCTATTTCTGTTTGGGCTAATGCGCGGGAAAAGATGCGTAATGATGGTGAGTTGCACGACCTTTATAAAAACTTACTTCGCGGCGTTAATCTTAACACCTTTACAACTATCAAAAATCACGCAGATGCTGTGCAATATGCTATCAGCTCAATGCGTCACTACGGTTTAACAAATGCTGATATTGCCTACCGCCTTGAAAAATCTGGCCTGACCTCTGGCGGCTATACAGCCTTCGCTCTGGACACAAAAAAGTTCCGTGAGTCCAACGCAAAGGGCTACGAAAACACGCAGGACATGAACGAGGCAGAAGACCTCAAAACAGCCGCTGAAATCGGCAATCTTGAATCCCAAACACGCCATCTCCGCCGCACAATTTCACGAGACCTGAACCCTTTCGTGCATGAACTCTCTGGCTTGGTTGTGAGCCTTGATGAGCTAGCCCAGAAAAACCCTGACATGGTGAAAGATGCAGCCCTTCTTGCCGCTGGAGTGACAGGACTTTCCGCTGCTTTCATGGCGCTGACGCCTGTTCTGAAGGTGCTTAACACCCTTCGGTCATTGGGTCTTATCGTCATAAGGTCTGCTGTCGGGTCAAGCGCCGCCATTGCAGGCGGTGTCGGTTGGGTGGCTGAACAGGCTCGAGAGGAAACGGGACATAGCCCCTGGGATGATCGTTATGGCGGCTACACCCCTTTCAGCCCTCATGTAGAGGAGATTAAAGGCACAACAGAAAAAGAGAGCCATATCTCCGACGAAGACGCTAAAAAGCACTATGAAACACGCTCTGGCGATCCGAAATGGGCAAGCCTCGTCTTAGAAACGCTTTCCCCCTTAACGCGGGAAGACTTAGATCGCGAACGCACGCTCATGGAGCGCGAACGGCAGCAAGGAAAAACGAATAGCCACTCGTCTATCTCCAGCGACAAGGCAGCCCCTCCTCAGTCGCTACCCACGGCTAAACAGCCAGATGCGCAAAGCGCTCCTAAGACGCCTTCACCTCAGCCTCTGCCTGATCAGAACGCTCAACCCGCAAACACGCCTAGGCAACCGCAAGAAAGTATCCCCCCTCCCTCACCGACCATGCAGGATCCCTCTCAGGCCCCTCCTAACGCCCAACCTATTTCTTTTGACCCTAAGGACATAGATCGCCTCACGGGTGCGGTTGCGATGACGGAAAGTGGTGGCGACCCTCTCGCTCGCAGCGGTAAAGGCGCTGAAGGCCTCCTGCAATTCATGCCAGCAACGGCAAAACAGTATGGCGTAAAAGACCCTTACAACCCACAGCAAGCATGGCAAGGCGGGCAGCATATGCTGCTCGACCTCCTCAAATATTATCATAATGACCTTGAGAAAGCGCTTGCCGCCTATAATTGGGGGCTAGGGAACGTTAACCACGTTGTGAAGAAGTATGGGGTCTCTTGGAAAGACCATCTTAGGAAAGAAACCAAAGACTATATCCCGCGTGCTGAGAACAATCTTCGCACTAACCACCTCGTGCAAAGGCCGATGATGGGCGCGGAAATGGCCACCTCTAGGCCACATATCGCTCATCATCACAACCGGTCAGAGGTCGCGATGACGATTCAAAACCTGACCGTCAGGGCCAATAATCCGCAACAATTCCAACAACAGATGCAACGCGTCGCATCAACTTCTATGAGGCATCCCACCTCATGGAACAGCAATCAACTGTGAGGTTTTTATGGGGCTTTTAGGCAATTTAGAAGGCGGCGCATTGGCGACCGGCCTTAATGTTGGACGTGGCTTTCTGGATAAAGCTCTCGGTTATGAATGGGGGCTGTATTTTAAGGATAAGGATACAGGTGCATTAAAACCACTTTTCCCTCAGGCTCGAATCACAGGAATGGGCATGACAGCTTCTGCTAATGCGGCCCAAACGCCGCTCGAAGACGGAGGGTTCCAGAGTTACAATAAGATTCGAAAACCCGAAAGCTGGACGCTTAATCTCGTTTTCATGCGCGATCCTCTTCGTACGGCGGGCAATCAAGGGAAAGTGCTTGGGAAACTTGAGAAACAGCTCGAGAACGCTTCAATTCTTTTTCTAAAACAGCCTGGTCACACATCTTCAACCGTCACATTAGTGGGGTATGATTATAAAAGAGAGGCCCGCTCTGGCTGCGACCTATTGATCGTCAATCTAACGCTTCAAGAAGTACGCTCAACCGGGAAAAAAGTCATCCAACACAAAGACGGAACCTTTGCGGAGAAACAAAATATGGGCCATGTAGAGCCAATTCCTAGGAAGTAGGAATTGGAAGCTAGCGAAAATCAGAACTTTCTAGGCTATAATCAAGGTGAAAGACGCCATCCCCGGCTCCTTTCTGTACATCAACAAAGGATGGGCGATTTTCATCGGCCCAGCAAACGCGCCGCATGTAGTCTTTCGCCGATGCCTTGAAGTTTTTGTTCTTCGAAGAAAAAGAACAGTTCTCAGCGTGCCACATATGATCTTCTTTTTTCACAAAGTGACACTTAGCATCGACTTCACCCTCCAGCGAGGCCGCTTCCTCTTCCTCTGGATATTCCATTTTCACTATCAAGCAAGGCGAATTGGGATATCTCATAGTATATAAGACAGAGGGAGGCGGCGGCAGAAGAGCAACAGGCCCCTTTTTCTTATCTTCTTCTGCTTGCTTTTCGTCCTTAATCGCTTTCTGTGATTTGTCCCACGTCACACCCCATTGCTGGCGGATAAATGCTTTCTCGTAATCATTGGCCGGTCTATGAGCTTGTGCTGATCTTTTTAGGGCTGCCGGGGTACATAGCCTGTCTTGAACAATCATCACACGGTTATCTGTTGCGCCGGGAAGCCCTTTCCCCTCCACATTCATTTTCACAAAACCATCTAAGATAGCGCATTGTGAAGAGGGCTGATGAAAGAAAGCCCACGCTCCCCAATGGGCAGAGACAGGGTCAAACCCCGCAGCCTGAAACTCCATTTCCGTTCTGACTTGGCTTCTTTGCGTCCAGACATCATCAACGAGAGCGCCCGATGCATGAGCAGCACCCGAAAGGCCCGAAGCTAGAAGCGAAACGGCTAATAGTGATTTTCTCATTCTTCTGCTCCTTCTCTGCTCTCTCCATCCATAGCGGAGATGGGAGTTTTCGCAAGTGGGAGGGAAGTTAGAAGCTAGTGCAACATCTTTGTCGCATTTAAATAGTCATTATCATTTGAGTTTACTGTTAATATGCTAGCAGACTGGGAAACGACATTAATCATATCGCCATATTTCTTGTTATTATCTAATACGGCAACATTATAAAATTCATGATCACTTGATGCTAAATCAGTGAATTTAGTTGACGCAAATGCCATAGAAACAGCTGCGTTTGAAACAGTATCAAAAATTATACGTGATCCTTCGTGTTGAACCAAAGCCGACACCTTCCACTTATGAGTCGAAGCGCCCATTACTTTTTCATGTTTTTTCACCTTGTCTGGGCCAAAAATATTCCCAAGACGACCCAAAAGGATATTCTCTATGAGCTTCCCTCTTTTTTCCTCAAAGAGTGCATAAGTATGTTGAACCACCCTAAGAACATTGCTTCCTAAAGCGCAAACTGCACCTTTGAGCTTCTTTTCACCCTTTACCTCAAGAAACAATTCAGCACCATTCGTAGATAGTCCAGAAACATGTGCAAAATTTCTCAGATGCGACAGGTAGGAAGAGGCCATTTCCTCTTTCCCAATCTCTTCATACCCTTGTAGATTATCAGATATCCTGAACCTGTTGCCGGGAAAGGGCTCAATAGAAATAACCAAGTATGAACCCGATGGGAACAAAAAGGGAGTTTCGATAAAAATACGACCTTTTTGAAGAAAGGAGCGGCTCATTTTTGAGGCAATTTCTTCACCTAATGTGCTAAGATCTAAATTGTTTGTAGGAAAATTCACTTTCATTCCTCCCCACCGAAAAGTGGAAGGTGTTTAATGTCATCAGGATGACGCAGCTTGCCTAGACCAGAAATATTCCAAATTTTTAGAATCTGCAAGCATGCTTTATCCCAATCATCCGCCCCTTCGCAGAAAGGAAGTGCTATGGGCAGATTATATTGCAGGGCATACTCTAGCCCATTGGGGTGTTTCTTATTTAATTCCAACGTATGGCGGTGTGTCCCCGAAATATCCTCCAAACGATAATCTACCGGGCCTATATTCTGGTTGTTATGGGAAGTATTAGGCCGCCAATCAAAGCGTTCAAATGTTTTTGCTCTGGGAAAGGGTCTCACTCTACCGTTCAATCCGAGCGTGATGTCGCCTTCTGTATACTTAGACCTTGCTCGTCCGAACAAATAAATGCCTTCTAACGCAACATTATTATGATACAACAGGGAGGAGAAACGCCAAAAACCATGATCTATTTTCCATTCAGGTTGGGACGTAATATGTTTTTCGCACTTCAATATTTTGTTCAAGAAGTCAGCGATATCATCTGAATAAGAATTGTCATTGGCTGGCATGGATGATTTCCCGCTCAAATGGATGCACGCAATTAATCGTATTCTTAGCTGTTATTTCTCATATAGGTCTTGTTTATGATTCGCTAGCCTGCGCTAAAACTCTCACTCTCGTTGAGAATACGCTATCTCGTGAAATAACAAACACGAAAAACTGCCATCACAAGCCGCTCCACACCGGGGCGGCTTTTTTTATAACCGTAGGAATCCCTACTATGCCTCACGATTTCGCACAGTTTATACCCATAGATCGCGTCTGGGTTGGTGTATGGGGATGAGCCTTTATACGATCCCACTTTCTGCCACGGCACCGCAGACAGTAACCGCTACATTGAGCGGCCAATCCTGCACCATTGATCTCGATTGGCGGCCTCAATACGGCCTCTTCATGAGCGTTACGCTCAATGGGAACACGCTGTGCTCTGGTCGGCTTTGCCTAAACGATACGCCGATTATCCGGCGCGTTGGAACAGCCTTACCGGGCGATCTTTACTTTCACGACACACAAGGAAACGCAGACCCTGAACTTTCAGGCTTAGGAACGCGTTGGGAACTTATTTTTAACACAGAGATTTCTTGAGACGCTAAAATACTCATCAGTTGTTTAGATTGCCTAATTGATAATTAATATTTACAATCCCATCGCTCGTTCCTTTGTTTAGATCAACAAAGGATGGGCGATTTTCATCAGCCCAACATACACGCTGCATATAGTCTTTTGCTGATTCCTTAAACGCCGCTACAACTTCTGCGCTCGTCTCCCTGCCCTGTTCTGCAGAAGAAACAAAAGAGCAATTTTCAGCATGCCACATGTGGTCTGATTTCTTTAGAATATGGCACTCAGCTTTAATGGCATCTTCATCACTCTCTTGCTCTGCGATTTCTGGATAATGTATCTTCTCCGCTAGACAAGGAGAGCTAGGGTATTTCATGGGATAAAGATAAGGGACAACTACTCCGTTCTTCTTATCTTCCTCGGCCTGCTTTTCGTCTTTAATCGCTTTCTGTGATTTGTCCCACGTCACACCCCATTGCTGACGGATAAAGGCTTTCTCGTAATCATTGGCCGGTCTATGGGCTTGTGCTGATCTTTTTAGGGCTGCCGGGGTACATAGCCTGTCTTGAACAATCATCACACGGTTATCTGTTGCGCCGGGAAGCCCTTTCCCCTCCACATTCATCTTCACAAAGCCATCTAAGATAGCGCATTGTGAAGAGGGCTGATGAAAGAAAGCCCACGCTCCCCAATGGGCAGAGACAGGGTCAAACCCCGCAGCCTGAAACTCCATTTCCGTTCTGACTTGGCTTCTTTGCGTCCAGACATCATCAACGAGAGCGCCCGATGCATGAGCAACACCCGAAAGGCCCGAAGCTAGAAGCGAAACGGCTAATAGTGATTTTCTCATTCTTCTGCTCCTTCTCTGCTCTCTCCATCCATAGCGGAGATGGGAGTTTTCGCAAGTGGGAAGACTAACCCCAAACAAGCCGCGCACACCGGGGCAGAGTAACTCTGCTAGGCATTGCGCGACCTTCAACACACATACGAAACGCACCCCTAAGCTTTCGAGCTTGGGAGTGCATTAGGAGAACACTTATGTCAGACGAATTTCTTAAATCCAGAGGGCTATCAACCACGATCTTCCAAAAGCGCCGCCTTGCCGTGGAACTTTATATTCCACCCGGCACTAAGAAGGTGGACTACCACCAATGGAACAGCGCCCCTTCAGAGCTTGAGGGTGATACGATCCTCATGGAGGGTTTTCGCACAGAAGCGCAGATCGTCTGTTCAGGACAGCAAGGCGGTGTAGAAAGTCAAATCTGTGTCTATAATCCGCCGCAGGACATTCTCCGTGCTGTCGCGGGTTATGGCAATAACGGGATGATCTTTCAGGTTGGCGATAACAACTACCCTGTAGAAATCCGCCTTTACAGTATCATCACTGGAAACAACGTATTTAAATACACACATGGAATTAATCAGCGCCTAAAGCAAGTTTACGGTAAAGAAGCAGAAAACGACATCGCCACCCTGATTTACCGAGGGGGGCTCGTCAATTCTGTTGCGAATATGTCTTCTCTACCCGACCCGTTTCTCGCCATCCAATCGAACACGATGGATCCAATTAGGGTGATCCCGGCTCCCGTTATGTCATACAAGGGAGCCGTTAAGGTCGCCGATATTTTTCAAAAGATCGCTAAAGACCTCGGCTTGAGGTTTGTTAATCATGGCGTTGAGACCATGCTGGTCAATCCATACTTTACAGGGAACTATACCGACCAGCTCGACAAATGCTCCCTAGAAGGTTTTGCGAGCTATATTATTGACGGACGCACCCTCAGCATCCGGCCTAATGTCGAACGCCGTCTTGCTAGTGAAGGCGATAAGCAGGTTATTAACAAACATACTGGATTGCTTGGCGTTCCGTCCTTCAATAATTGCGGAATCGTCTTCAAGCTACGTTATCGCCCGTCTTTGTCCTTTGGAGATGTCATACGGGTTGAAAGCGAAACGCTTCCCAATGGCACGGGGTATTATGTCGTCCGCGCCGTAACACATCACCTTTCTTCAGAGATGCCAGATGGGCCGTGGGAGTCTGAGATAGAGGCGTATTTCGCCAATTTGGGTAATCTCGACCAAGCGCGTGCAAGGATTGGCTGACCATGTCTTCTCTCTTTGGTATCTTCACTCAAAACACGACCCATTCCGACGTTGAGCGATTGAATTACATTCTCCGCACTGTAGGGCAGAAAGGTACGATCATTGTTCCCGTTCAGATTGTGTCTGTTGACCTCCAAAAGCATCGTCTTATCGTCGCGCCTATGATTCAGCAAGTCACCACTGACGGACGCGGCATCCCCCACGCGCCCCTTCACGACATCCCCTATGGTTACGAACAAGCGGGGGAGTGTGTTTTACAAATTGATCCGCAGCCGGGGGATATTGGCATCGCTGTGTGTGCGTATCGGGACATATCGCGCCTCAAGGCCACGCAACAGTCGAGCACTCCACCCACAGCCCGCTGCTATGCGTGGGAAGATGCCGTGTATATCCGCACGCTTTGGACAGCCAAAGCCCCCAAGCACGTTATCACGATTGCCCCCGATAACGGCATTACGCTCACCAGTCCTCAGCCCGTCACCGTCAATGCCGACCTCCACGTTAACGGTTCTGTGACCGCAAAAGGCGATGTGACAGGCAGCGGTATCTCTCTGGATCACCACACACACGGTGGCGTTCAGTCTGGGGGATCAAAAACCTCACCACCGCAATAAGGGAAAAGCTCATGGCCGACCTTCTTCTGACAGATGACTGGGACTTATCCATTACCGAAACGGGGGATTTAGCCCTCACAAATGAGAACCTCTCTGTCGCCCAAACTATCGGGAACAGCATAAAGCTCATTCTGGGCGAAAGCTGGTATGACCCGACCAGTGGACTTTCTCTCAATACGCTTCTTAACGAGCAAAGCGGCCCTAATCTCTCATTCATCCAAACCACTCTCAACGATGCGGCTATGAAGGTTACGGGCGTTGTCGATGCCGATACGCTCCTGTCCTATGACCACAACACACGCCGTCTCACGGGCACGATTTACGCCACAACCCAGACAGGGAAGACCTTACATGTCACCCTATAGCACCCAGGTTCCAGCCCCGGCCTTGACCGATACAGGCTATCAAGCGCCATCGTCTGCTGACATTCTCCAAGGCGTTATCGCCGATTTACAAGCCGCCACACATGGGCGGCTTTCTTTTTATGATGACGACGGGAACCTTCTTGTCGCCAAACCGCAAAGCCAGCTTGCTGTATCGCAAACGGCCATTCTCTCCGACGTCCACACTGCCTTTATGGCGCTCATGGCTGGGATTGATCCACAAACGGCTTCCGGTGTCCTGCAAGAGGCCATCGGGCGCATTTACTTTATGGAACGCCGTGCTGGATCAGCAACCATCGTCAATGGTCTATGTCGGGGCTATCCGGGCACGGTGATCCCCGCTGGCACAGTGGTGCAGGACACGAACGGCAACAGCTACACCGCCCAAGAGACTGGAACGATTGGGCACGACAACACGGTCACGATCCAATTTGAAAACACCGTCACAGGCCCGATTGATTGCCCTGCTGGCACCTTAACAGGGCTCTATCAGCAGATTGCCGGATGGGATTCGATCACCAACCCCCAAGCGGGTATCATCGGCAACAATCAAGAGAACCGCACGGACTTTGAGACGCGGCGGCGGAACTCTGTGGCAGCCAACAGCCGCAGCCAGAACGCGTCTCTGATGGGGGCCTTACTGGAGCTGGATGGTGTCACCGACGCTTACGTGATGGATAATCCCAGCGGCAACGCCACGGCCATTAGCGGAGTGGCGATGGAGCCGCACGCGCTCTACGTGCTTGTCGAAGGCGGGACGGAAAACGCTATTGGCCAAGCGATCCTTGCCAAAAAGCCGCCCGGTATTGCCACGATGGGCGACCGTCTCGTGACCGTGCAGGACACGAACCCGGTTTACGCGGGGAACAGCCCCTCTTACACCTTTCGGTATGACCGACCGCAGCCCGTGCCTGTGACCGTCGCTGTCACGCTCGAACAATCCGACAGCGTGCCATCTGACGTGGTTACGCAGGTGCAGAACGCCATTATGGGCGTTCTGCAATCTGGTCGCTACCGTGCTCGCATGGGTGGCACCCTCTATGCGTCTCGCCTCTCCGCTTCTGTCGATGCTTTGGGAGACTGGGCCGAGGTGCTCTCTTTGACGCTCAACACGGACAGTCTGACGAACCAGACGCGCCTGCGCCTGCCCATCAATCAGCTCCCAACCGTCACCCCGGCAACGATTACGGTGGGGCTTGTGTAATGGACGATCTCCGCAGTACCATCTTGGCGCAATATGCCAATTCTCCGCGCCTTCTCTCGCTGATCGACAGCTTCAACCAAGCCGCTGATCCGCACGCCCTTATCGAGCGCTTCTATCATGACGTCTGGAATATCGACACCGCCAAGGGCTGGGGGTTGGATGTCTGGGGCCGCATCGTGGGTGTGGGGCGTGTGCAGAAAGTCCCTCAACCGCGCTATCTCGGCTTTGACGAGGCCAATGACAGCACCGGAACGGCGCGGCCTTTCAATGAGGGGGTTTTCTACAATGGCCCCACCAGCACGCAGAACTTCGCTCTCGCCGATGACGCGTATCGCAGGCTGATTATGGCCAAAGCGGCGGCCAATATCTCCAGCGGCTCTATTGCCGACATCAACCGTATCCTCATGCTGATCTTTGGCGACCGAGGGATGATCTACCTCTCCGAAGGCACACCAGCTAACGACTATCTGGGTTTCTCAGAAGCCAAAAGAGGCGCTGACACGCCCCATACCTTCAATAACGGCATCTTCTTTGACGCGACATCGCTCGCAGAAGCGAACGGCACGATGACGATCTGCCATAGCTGGCCGCTCTC